ACAGTAATAGGCGCTTCTTCAGCAGCCGCTGGTACGTTTACCAACCTTGTTGTTACATCTGCCGATATTAACGGTGGTACGGTGGATGGCGCTACGATTGGTGGCTCATCTGCTGGTGCAGGAACATTTACCAACCTTACTGCTAGTGGCACTGTCAATTTTAACGGCGCTACTGTTAGCAATCTTGGAACTATTACGACCGCTAACTTAGACGGCGGCACGGTCGACAATGCCGTTATTGGCGGGGCAACGCCTGCGGCTGGATCATTTACCACACTATCTGCTTCTAGCACGTTTACTGTAAATGGTGGCGTTGTGACAGCCACGGCTGCTGAGCTAAACATTCTTGATGGCGTTACATCTAGTGCCGCAGAACTCAACATCTTGGATGGTAAGTCATTTGTAGATGAAGATGACCTTAGCAGTAACTCCGCAACCGGAATACCTAGCCAGCAGTCGGTAAAGGCTTATGTAGACTCACAAACAGGCTTAGGCGGCGCTACGCTTGCAGGTCTTGCTGATACTAACGTTACTTCTCCTGCTGATGCTGCCCTTTTGTTTTACGACACCGGGACATCAAAGTGGATTGATAACGTAGTATCTGGCGACATTACGATTGCGGATACTGGCGTGGCAGCCATTGGCTCTGGCGTCATAGTAAATGCTGATGTCAATGCTAGTGCGGCCATTGATGTATCCAAGACGGCACTGACGGCAGGTACGGGCCTTACCCTGTCTACTAACACCTTGTCCGTAAACTCTACTCAGACGCTTACTGAGCTAGATGTAGACAACATTAAGATTGACGCAAATGCGATTAAGTCTACAGACACCAATGGCAACATCCAGCTATTTCCAAATGGCACGGGCTTTACAGAGCTATATGGCAATACTAACGCTGGTGCTATCAGGTTTAACTGTGAGTCAAATAGCCACGGTGTAACGCTAAAAGGCCCACCCCACTCAGCAGCGGCTACTTATACCTTAGAGCTTCCTAATGCTGATGGCACTGATGGGCAAGTGCTGCAGACCAACGGAAGCGGTAAGTTAAGTTTTGCAGATACAGCAGGTGGCGCAACTTTTGAGGCTACTGCGTCAGGAACATTGGCAAATGGTGACACGGTAATTATTAATGCAAATGGAACTGTTAGTGCGGCTGGAGAGTCTACTACTTATACACCGTCGTTTGGCACAGAGGTTGTATTTGAAAGCGCGGCATCTTCTAGAGGCTCAATTGCCTACGATGCTAATGCTCAAAAAGTCGTCATAATTTATGCCGACGGTGGAAATTCTAACTATGGTACGGCTATTGTAGGAACAGTAAGCGGTACGTCTATTAGTTTTGGGACTCCTACTGTATTTAACAGCGGTAATACTAGTAATACTACAATTGTTTATGACGCAAACGCTCAAAAAGTCGTTGTAGCTTACAGGGACAACTCAAATTCAAACAAAGGAACAGCCGTTGTAGGGACGGTTAGCGGAACATCGATTAGTTTTGGGTCCGAAACTGTGTTTGAAGATGCGGCTACTCAATTTATCTCATCCGCTTATGACTCTACTGCACAGAAGGTAGTGCTAGCGTATGAGGATGAGGGAAATTCTGATTACGGAACCGCTATTGTAGGTACGATTAGCGGGACTTCTATTAGTTTTGGCACTGCTGCAGTTTTTGAAAGTGCAAGCATGAGGGAAACATCAACAGCTTATGATGCCAACGCGAATAGAATAGTTGTTGCATATGTTGATTCTGGAAACTCTTCTCACGGCACTGCTGTTGTAGGCACTGTTAGTGGCACATCAATTAGTTTTGGAACCCCTGTAGTGTTTGAAAGTGCAGGCATTTCAGATACATCAGCCGTTTACGACGCTAACGCTCAAAAGGTGGTTATATCCTACAAGGATGCTGGTAATTCTAATTATGGAACCGCCATTGTCGGAACAGTTAGTGGTACATCTATTAGCTTTGGCTCCGCTGCTGTATTTAACAGTGGGAGTACATCGGAGATTAGCTCTGCTTATGATTCTACGGGCCAAAAGGTTGTTGTAACTTACAACGACGCTGGGAATTCTAACTATGGTACGGCTATTGTCGGAACGGTTAGTGGCACGTCTATTAGTTTTGGTTCAGAAGCAGTATTTGCAAGTTCAAGTGGCGAGTATCACTCAGTTGCCTATGATGCTAACGCCAACAAGATAGTTGCAAACTACGCAGACTCTGGAAATTCTGATTATGGAACGGCTGTAGTTGGCGCAACTTCTAGTGCTACTACCAACGTAACCGCAGAAAACTACATTGGAATATCAGATGCGGCGTACTCTGATGGGGCAACTGCAACCATTCAGATTGTAGGGTCTGTAGATGACGCGCAAAGTAGCTTAACGCCGGGCCAAGCCTATTATGTTCAGAATAATGGCAGCCTTGGTACAACTGCTGATACTCCTAGTGTTTTTGCAGGGACGGCTGTGGCGGCTACTAAGATTATTGTTAAGGGATAAAACATGAAAACTATCGTAGAAACTGAAACTGGCCTGTCGAAATATCTACTTGAAGATGATGTTTCTGTTGTGGCTAATTCTGACCATATTGTTGTAGGCGATCCTGCTGAACGTGTTGTTGCTGATTTAAACTCTAGCACTGTAACAATTATTGAAAATGTCACGGATGCGCCTAGCAACTGGTCAGGAAATCGGTACACCTATGACCCTGCTGCAGACCCTAAGTGGGTTCAAGACCCTAATTGGGTAGACCCTGACGCTTAATTGTTGAAAATTGCATGAGGCGATTAGTCATTATTACTGCGTGTTTGTTGTGGCCTGCCCTGTTGCTAGGTCAAACGACGACTAATATAAATACAACATCGTCATCTACTAGCGCCAACACCAATAACAACGAAAACGTTAATACGACGACCTACACGGGTACGTCTGCCAATACGAACACAAACACCAACACCAACACCAACACTAACACTAACACCAACGTGAATACGTCAGATATTAACTCGACGTATAACGCTGTCACGAATAACAGTAATTTCAATCAAAGCGTCAACACGACCGATTACACTGGGTTAATTAACAATATCAACACAAGCAACTCAACCAGTAACAACGTAAACAACAATAACAACGTCAACCAAAATACCAACAACAGCACGTCTGTTAGCAGTGCTACGAACGTCAATCAGAACACCAGCACCAACAATAGTGTTAGTTTGACAACATCCGATACGACTATTGACCAGACAAGCAGGTCTACGTCAGACGTTAGCTCTAATAACAACAACGTAAACACTAACAACTCTACTAGCACCTCAACGCAGAGGGTGACGCAGGACATAAACTCGCCACCTCCTAGTGCGATAGCGCCTAGTATTGGCAGTAGCTACAGCCAAGACCTTTGTACTACGGGCATATCTGGTGCGGTGCAGACGCAGATACTTGGCTTTTCGACCGGAAAGTCAGTGCGAGACAAGAACTGCGAAAGGATTAAGCTCAGCAAGACTCTGTACGACATGGGGATGCGGGTAGCTGCTGTTAGCCTCATGTGCCAAGACTACAGGGTGTGGTCGAGCATGATGGACGCTGGCACACCTTGCCCCATTGAGGGCCAGATAGGTGATGAGGCCAAGGCGTTGTGGGCAGCTTACCCTGAGCGTATTCCTTCACCAGAGAGGCGCATGTGACATGAGGCGGCTAGTTGGCACAATGCTTTTGTTTCATGCCTGTACTGGATACGGGCAGACACAAACGTCTGAAAATTTGCTTACTGCTACGGAGACGTCTGCAAACATTGCGTTTAACGCTGGTGCTGGCACATACCAATACAGCTTTCAGACGGGCAATGTGACGGCGGTAGGCGTCCTGCCCCAATATGATCCGCTACAAATTTTAACTTTGAATTGGTCGTTTGACGCGTTGTACAACTGCAACAACTCATTTGGTGGGTACTGTGGCGACCCAAATGGCACAGAGGATGAGATAGAGGCGTTTCTCGCGGTTGGCAACGCGGCTGGTGACACTGATGTTCGAGAAGTTTTTAGCCGACGAGATTTCAATCAAGAGTGGCAGACCTTTACTGGTACTGAAGTGTATGACTTTGGCACGGCCTATGAGGCTGTCAGCTTGAGAATTGATGGCGTAGATAGAGGTTTTTGGGCAGGCAACTACGGGCCATCTGTTAGAAATCCGTCAGTAGTAGCGATATACACCCCTATAAACACCAACCCTGTTATTGTCCCTGATTGTTCAAACCCCCAGAACGATTCTTCTTGTGCCGGTTATGGTGAAAATGTTGCCGTGCAGGAGTCGGTAGTTATTGCAGAGCCAGAGCCTCAGCCGCCCACTTTTGCAGATCAAGCAACAAATGCTGTGTTTGGTGACTCTCCTGACGACTTTTTGTTTTTAGATCAACCGGACGCTACTGGTAAACCAAAAGTGATGAAGCATGTAGAGCCTCCTCCAGTCTATGAAAATACCCCTCAAGAAAAAGAAATGTTTGGGATGCCGCCTGAGCGGGGCATGCCACGAACGCAAGATGCACCTCTCATGCAGGCTGAGCCAAGAATGGAAGATGCGCCTGCCGTGCAGGAGATGCCGCGAATAAAGGATAAGCCTCCTATATTTGATGAGGCGGAAGATTTAATAAAAGTAAAGGAAAAGCCTGTACAGGTTGGCGAGCTTAGAGGGGCAACGTCCGAAGAAATTATGGCTGAGGTTGTGCGGGTGACAAAAGATCCTCGCCCCGAACCCGCCCGGGTAGAAAAAATGCCCGAGCCAGAGCCGATTGTTATGCGAAAAGAAACGGCTCCGATTGAGGTTGTTGCTGAAACACGAGCAGAGCCAGCCGCTGAAGCTGTACGCGAAGTAGTAAGGCCAGCGGTCGATGCCGTAGGGATGGCGCTATCTATGGTTAGCCAGCAATCAAGTCAAGGCACTAGCGGCTTTAAAAGACAGCAACAGTCTCAAGAAACGCAACAGACAGCCCAGAGCAGTAGCCAATCTGGTGGTAGTAATTACTGGGACTCTGCAACAAAAGAGACTCAGATTGCGCAGGGGCTGGTCCAGCAAATACAGCAACAGCAGTCAAACAACATGGTATCTGTAGACCTAGCGCCTCCATCTCAGGAGCAGTTTGAAGATGACTTCAATGATGCCTTGGCTACAGGGCAGAGTGTGGGTCAGTTTCTAAGCTCACAACCGCCGGACTTTAGCCGCTTTGAGATTGATGAGCCAACCGTTCAAGAGCAGTTTGTGGTGAGAAAAGCCACAGTAGCTTTAAAGACCATGAGTGAGGTGCAGTTCAGTAATAGCGTAGATCAACAGTTAGAGACGCTGTCGAATACAGGCGGGTTTACAGACCAAAGTGTTGCGGTGTTTTTAATATCTAGCAACCCTTCGTTTGATCAATATCAAGATGTAAGCCTGTCAGATCGTGACGAGTTCTACAAAAGCAAGCAGGTCTACCCAAAGAACGCCCCACGGGTTGATCCCTTTGGTGTGCTGAGATTGGGTGGGTCAGAAACATTCAATGATCTGGTGGACATACAATGGCAGAGGTAGAATTTGCAGGTCTGAAAGTTTCTGGTGGCAAGTTGTTACTAGCCATACCTTTTGCGGGCAGTGTCATAGCTGCTATGTGGGGTGGCTTTGAGCTATATCAACGGTTGCTGACCGCAGAGCAGGCAATAACCGAATACGTCTCACCCGACTTCAGTGCCTACGATGAAGCTTTGGCGGTAATTGATACAAAGATGAGCAACGTCGATTCCCTAACGACTGCCCTAGAGCGTGAGTTAGACCGCCTACAGGCCGATATAGACGTTGTAGAGTCGATTGCTAGAAGCACTGATGACACGGTAGCTGAGGCTACTAGAGAGATGAGAGACGACGTTTACGCCCTTGAGGAGAGGGTGAACGACAGCCTTAGAGAGATAAACAACGAGCTTAGAGTTATGCGTGATGATTTAGAAGAACGCATAGAGCGAATCCTAGATAACCCGCTAAACACAGAAGAGTGAGCTGAAAAATGTTACAAGCATTGTTAGGGCCGGTAGCAGGGTTGGCAAAGACATGGATGACCAATCGCCATGAGCAGTCTCAAGCTAAACATCAGGCAAAGATGGAGGTCATTAGCAACACGGCTACGTGGGAAGAGAAGATGGCTGAGGCGTCTAATAACTCGTGGAAAGACGAGTTTTGGACGATTGTACTCGCAGTCCCACTATTCTGCCTTGGATACTCTGTTGTGGCTGATGATGCCTCTATTGTTGATCGCGTTCGTTACAGCTTTGACGTTCTATCTACTTTGCCTGATTGGTATCAGTACCTTCTTTTTCTCGCAGTCAGCGCCAGCTTCGGAATCCGGGGTGCTGATAAGCTGATGAAGCTGAGGGCCAAGTAATGGCAGAGTTATTTGTTGCATCTGAAGAGCTAGTAGATACAGGTAATGAGATCATTAAGCTGTATAACAAGTATCTGGGCCGCGATCCTTTACAGGGTGGCTTGGATGGCTGGCTTGCGACAGGTCAGAGCATTGAGCAAATAGAGCAGGGCATAGCAAACTCGCCTGAAGCGGCTGTATTTCAAGCATTTAACGAAACTGTTGGCCGCGATCCGACAATGGAAGAGCGGGACTTTTACGTAAACGTCAACCCCGCACCTATTGAGGTTGTTGAAGAGGTTTTGTCTGGTACGCAAGAAGCACAAGAGTTTCAGACCCAACAACAGCTAGATCAGACAGATATGCTGGCCGACACAACAGCTGATGACACAACGGTTGATGATGCGGCCGACGATACTCCTGCTGCGGTAGCAAAAGATACCTACACAGTTATCACTAGCAACGCCAAGGGTGATGCCAGCAGCCCCTTTGGTGGATCTGCCGAATCCAACCAAACAGCACAGCTTGTAGAGATGACAGAGCAGGAGCTTCGTCAAGAGTTTGAGGATTCTGGCCAGTTACAGCAACAGTTTGGCTCATTTGATAACTACATGGGTTATATAAATGACTCTCAAGAGTGGGTGCAGTCAGCCGATTGGATGCTTGCTAATCCCGATTATCGGCCCAGCGACATAGAATCTGCTGTTATTCAGGGAGAAGACCGTGGCTATGCGCCGGGCCAAAAAGAAGAAGTTCAGCAAAACATAAGTGCGGACAGAGTAAATGCGCGTCAAAGTGGCTATCAGCAATGGATGAATGAGGGTGCTAGCATACTTCAGAAATGGGGTATTCAGGACACTATCTATAACGAAGATGGCGACCAGTTTAAATGGACTGGTTCGGGGTATCAAAAAACCGTAAAAGTTGATGACCATGCTGGCGTTGCTGACTATGTAAAAGGCGCGTTAGTTTCAATTTCTGCTAGTTTGGTTACCGGCGGCGTGTTGAGCGGCCCATTAACGGCAGCTTTTCAGGGTGCAGGAATGTCGTCAGCCGTTGCAACGGCAGCCTCCCAAGCTATTACAACCATGGCATCACAAGCAATTGCTACTGGTGATGTGGATGTGAAGTCTGCGTTGATTTCTGCGGCTATAGGATATGGCGGCAAAGCATTAGGAGATTTTGTCAGTAACAGTGCAGAAGTTGATAGTGCATTGGGCAGTATTGCGTCGTCTGCAAACGAAGCTCTTACCAAGCTAGAGGGCTTTATTGAAACTGGTATACCAATTGCTGATGCTGCAATTAAAGCTGGTGGCATGTCTATGCTTACACAGTTTGTTTCTACGGGTGATGTTAGCCTTGAGCAAGCAGGGATAGCGGCACTGATGGCGGGTGGTGCTGAAGCCATTGGACAGCTTGCCGCTGCGTTAGGAAATTCTACAGATGAAGTTCTTGAAGAAATAACAGTTGATGCAGAAAGGGTTGGCACAAAGGTTGGCGATAATTCTTATCTTCTAGAAACGGGCGACGTGATAAGTGTAGACAGTGATGGCAAACCTTTAATTCTTGGCAAGATGTCAGATATTGACCTTGATGGTGATGGATTGCTGTCTTCATCTGATTTGCAAAATATAGAAGTTACAGCGCAGCAAGTAACGCCCAATGTGTTTGATTACAAAATGGGCGATACGGTTTATGTCGATGCTTCTGGATCGCCTGTTAATCCTGATAGGGTTAAGTTTGGCCTTAATGGATTTGTAGATAGCGATGGCAATTTGTTGGACACAAAACCATATAACGAGGTCTTTGGCGGAGATAGAGGCGGGTTAGTCTGGAACTCTGAAGGCGGCACTGAAGGCACAATTAACTACGAAAACGGCGAGCTAGCATACACAAAGGTAGAAGGTCAGTGGCAAGACGCCCAAGGCAATATAGTTGATGACCCTCAGTTTATAGATGAATTGACATTGATTGCTGCAAAGGCGATTGACACCCCGCTAGAGTCTATTACTTACTACGATCAATCCGGTAATCCAATTGATTACAAATATGCGCCGTACAATGTACGTGATAGCTATGAGGCTGGTCAGTACTCTGGAACAATTTTTGGTAAAGACGGCAGCCGTTATGAGTGGGATGACTCTACAGGGTTGTATAAATACTCGCCGACTACTGCTGATCCCGGTTACACACAAGAAGTGTGGTATGACCCAACAACCGGCACAGAATATGTAAAAGTAGAAGATAAGTTAACGATAAATAAAGTTGATCTTACCAATGTGGTAGAGCCGGTAGAGCCAGTTGTTGTGGAAACAACTGATGCAGGTGGTAGTGCGGCCACCTCTCAACAAGCTGTAACTGATCTTACAGAAAGTCTATCAAGCTCATCCTCTAGCGAATCTGCAGCGTCAGCGGTTACAAATGCAGCGGCATCTGGTATGTCGGCGGCTGAAATTGCAATGGCTGTTAGCAATGCGTTAAGCGGTGGCGCAATTAGTTCTGAGACGGCTAGCGCAGCTTCAGCAGCATTAGAGGGCATAGCAGGCAAGGGCGACGTAGCTGATACTGGCGTTTTAGATGCTTCTGGTGATCTTGCTACTGATACCGGCTTTAGTGGCACTACGGTTACCGTATCTACTCAAGACTCCGGCATGCTGACTGGCAATAATGTCAATGTTGGCACAGGCGATGCTGGAGCAAATGTTGGTGCAAGTAACGTTGGAACATCTGCTTCAGGAACTGCAACTCAAGAAAAAAGCGATGTGGTAAAAGCTGCAGAATGGATTTTGGGTAATTTGCCTAATTACAGCAACATGACAGAGGTAGAGATAAACAACGCATTAAGCGGTGCTGGTCTTAACCCTATTGACATGAACAGCGATGGCACTATTTCTTCTGAATCTCAGGCTGTTAATAACCAGACTAATAACCAAGCGTTAACTTTATCTGCAAATAACACCGGCGATGTTACTGGAAGTGCATCTGGAGTAATAACAGGTGTCTCCGGCGTGGATGGATCTGGAGTTGATGGATCTGGCGTGGATGGATCTGGCGTGGATGGATCTGGCGTGGATGGATCTGGAGTTGATGGCTCCGGTTTAGACGGCTCTGGAGCCTTTGACGGTACAGGAGTGACAGGAGTAACAGGGGTTACTGGAAGCAACAATGTAACTACTACAACAAGTAAATCGACGACCGCTGGCACTACAACAACACCTACTACTGGGCCTCCGGGGCCGGGTACAACCGTGACTGTTGCGAACGGTAAAGATAATGGAAAAGGGCCGGGTGAGGGTTCGGGTGAAGGTTCGGGTGAGGGTCTGGGCGGAGAGGGTTTAAATGGTGGCGGCAAACCATCTGGAATGCTTACTGGCCGAGAGTTTACTCCGCTACCTCAAGCTGATATTCGGATACAGGCAGAGTCAGTTCCGGAAGTTGCAATCCAACTTGAAGATCCGTTTGCACAGCTAACGAGACTAGCCTTTGCTCCTCATGGAAATAAACCATCTGGCGTAGCTTTAGATGGCCTATTAACTTCACTTACTTCAGGTAAGAGTGGCGTATGACATATTTAAACTTGGTAAATAACGTATTACGGCGTCTTAGAGAGGACGAGGTAAGCAACGTATCTGAAAGCACATATAGCGCCATGGTTGGCGACTATGTAAACGATGCAAAGGATTTGGTTGAAACTGCGTGGGACTGGTCAGGTCTGCGTACCATGTTGACAATCACGACCGCAGCAGATGACCACACCTATTCACTTACTGGTAGTCGTAATGAAGGCAAGGTGTTTAGGGTAATTAACGACACCTCTAATGCCGAAATGGAATATCAAACGCAGGCATGGTTTGACAATGAGTTCTTTGTTAATACGCCTGTATCTGGGTCGCCTAGATACTTTACGTACAACGGCCTAGACGCTAGCGGGGACACACAGATTGACGTATATCCAAAGCCTGACGGCGTGTATTCGCTGAAGGTCAAGATGGTAAACAGGAATACAGAGCTAAGCGCAAACTCTGACACCCTTGTTATCCCTAGTAGCCCCGTCATTCACATGACGATAGCCCTGCTTTCTCGTGAAAGAGGCGAGACGGGTGGTACGTCTACAGCAGAGTATTTTGCGATAGCTGATAAGCATTTGTCTGATGCAATTGCGTTAGATGCCCAGAAGCACCCAGAAGAGACAATCTTCTACACACCGTAGGATAGGTTATGGCACAGCCGTTAAGAAGTATTGATCTGGTAGCCCCCGCCTTCCGTGGCATCAACACGGAGGATTCGCCTATTGCGCAGGATACGTCCTTCGCAGAAGTTGCAGATAACGCAATTATTGATCGACAGGGCCGATTGGCTTCTCGTCAGGGCAACAGCGTTATTACGACTAATAAGACGGCGTTGGGTACTGACCATATCCACAATATCCATGAGTTTTACGACAGTGCTGGCAACGAGGTTATCTTCAGTACTGGCAACAACAAGATTATGACCGGCACTACCACGCTGACAGATGTTACCCCCGGCTCATACACGATTACGGCCAACGATTGGAAGATCGTAAATTTCAACGACAAGGCTTACTTTTTCCAAAGAGGTTTTGACCCCTTGGTACATGACAATGCTAATGGCTTAAGGACGTTTAGCGTTGTAAACAGTAATTCAACGAACGCTACATTTAAATGTAATGAGGTTCTTGCTGCGTTTGGTAGGTTGTTTATTGCTGGCAATGCTACTAATGACACTATTATCTATTGGTCTGATTTATTGGATGGCACTAAGTTTACAGGCGGATCTAGCGGCAATATTGATGTATCAAAGGCTTGGCCTAACGGCGCAGACAAGATTGTTGCACTAGCTGCACATAACGACTTTCTTATTGTTTTCGGCGAACACAGCATTATTGCCTACTCAGGGGCAAGTAGCCCTGCAAGCATGGCGATTAGCGATACCGTGTCAGGTGTAGGTTGTATAGACAGAAAAACTGTACAGGCTATTGGTACTGATTTGCTGTTCTTGAGCGATGATGGCCTGCGCAGTTTAGGTAGGACAATACAAGAAAAGTCTCTGCCCATTTCTGACCTTAGCCGTAATGTAAAGCAAGACTTGATTGCTAAGTTAGCGTCTAAAACCAGCCCAGCCACTAGCGTATACAGCCCTGAAAACTACTTCTATCTACTAGGCTTGCCTGATAGCAACCTTGTTTACTGCTTTGATCTTAGAGGACGACTAGAGAACGGCTCATTCCGTGTAACCAAGTGGCCTAGTGTTGATTTTAAGAGCTTTGCTAGAGATCGTAATGGTGACATTTACATTGGCACGGTCGACGGTATTGGCACTTATGACGGCTTTGACGACAACAATACGTCCTACATCTTTCGATATACCAGCCCCGGCCTGACATTTGGCGATCCATCGAAAATTAAAATCCTCAAGAAGATACGACCAACAATTATTGGTGGTAATGATGCAGATATTATCCTGAGCTGGACGTATGACTTCTCAGTTCAGGCCAACACTTCGAGGTTTAGGGTTGGCACATCAACGCCGGGGTTTTATGGCGTGTCAGAATATACGGCTGTTGAGTTTTCGCTTGGCGATCTGATTAGCCGCAAGTCTTTAAATTGTACGGGTAATGGCACTGTGATTACGGTAGGTTTGCAAACAGAAGTAAACGGTAGCTCTATATCCCTACAGGAAATGAATGTATTGGCGTTAATAGGTAAGACGCTGTAATGAATTTTAAAGTGAGAGGAACGTACTAATGGCTACTACTCTGGAAGAGATGGTAACCGATCCAGCTAACAACCCCTATACAACGGGAACAGTTGGAGAGCGGCCTAATTTTCTTGGCAGTTTGTTTGGCGGCATTTTAGAAAATCTTGGGACAATAGGTTCTGGGGTTGGCGGTGCTGCTAGCTTGATGGGTGCTTATAACCGTCTTGGTGGAATTGGTGAGCGAGGTCTTGCTGGTGCGGGTCAGATTGCTGAAGAGGCTTTTGCGCGGTCGCAGTTTAAGCCATTTACCGTTACTACGGGAACAGGTTCTAGTGTTGGCGTAGGTGTTCCAGCGCCGGGATCATTTCCGCAAATGGGTCAAGAAGCCCGTATTCAGCAGCTTATGGACACTCAGGGGCTTACCCGCGAGCAAGCCATGGCTAATCAACAAGCCTCACAAATGCGTGGGTTTGACATAAACAATGATGGCGTAGTGACTAACCAAGAGTTTGCGGCTGCTAGAAATGCTGGGTTGACTAGTACAGGAGCGGCTGGAGGTGCTGGCGGTGGCGCATTTACTGGCGCAGGGCCAATGATTGGGCCAAATATCCAAACAACGTACAGCCCTACAGAGCAGGCTATATCTCAGGGGGCTTTTACAGGCGCGCAAACCTTGCTGGGTGGCGTGGCAGGTGATCAAGCAACCCGTGAGCAAGAGATATTTGACCGCATCAGGGCTACTCAGCTTGGTGAAGAAGAGCGTCAGCGCTTAGCACTTGAAGAGCGATTAGCCAATCAGGGTCGCTTGGGTGTTAGAACAGCGATGTTTGGCGGCACACCAGAACAGCTAGCACTGGCTAAGGCTCAGGAAGAAGCACAAGCTAGGGCCTCACTAGCAGCTATACAGCAGGCTCAAGCAGAACAGGCGCAGCAAGCTAAACTGGGAACGCAGTTGCTAGGTGCAGCATATTTGCCAGAAGCTCAGGCTCAGAATGCCTTGCAGCGTGGCCTGTTAGCCTCTCAACTAGCACAACGTGGTCAGCTATATGGCACTGGTTTATTTGGTGAAGCCTCTATAGCGGGCCTAAATGCCCTTCTGG